GTTATACTGCGGACCGCCCTGGGCCGCATTTGCAGCGTTTGATAGCGCCTGCTGATAATAACTGCTCCCCGCCTGAAGCGGCGTCTGGCCGCTCCCGAGGTAACCCAAAGCGGCTCCTTGCGATTGAAGCCGCGCATTCTGTTGCGCTTGCCAGTTTTGCAGTTGCGCACCGTACCCCCCTAAGGCGGCATTAGCCTGGGTTTGATACCCTTGCAAATAGCGATTATAACCCTGGTTATAGAGCGCATTGGCAACATCGCCTAATCCGAGCCCGCTACTTAGGTAAGATTGCTGCGTCCCAAGTGCCCCCTGTTGCTGGCTCAAGCCTTGCCCATAAAGTTGATTGCCAAGCGCTCCCAGTGTTAACCCGCTACCCAAATAGCTTTGCTGTTGCCCAAGCGCCTGACTCAAAGCCTGTTGCCGTTGTATATTCCTAGCTTCGCCGGCACTCCCCCGGGCCATCGTTTCGGCCACCAGTTGCGGCGTGCCGTACACATTGCCGCGAGCGATCTGAGCCGCCCGGGTGCCCTGTTCAACCTCGCGAATCGTACCGGGATCAAGCTGACTGCCCAAAGCCGCGTTTTGCTGCGCCGTCGACAGGTAGGAACTCATGCCGGTCCCTAAATCTTGCAGCCGCCCAAACCCTTGCGGATCGAGCTGTTGATATTTCGCTAAGGCGTCCTGTGGCGATGTTGGGGTTTGCCCGGTGACCTTGGTCACGTAATCAGAAACCTGGTTCCCCAATGCCACCCGTTGAGCGAAGCCTTGCGGATCGATCTGTTTATAGAGATCCAGATAACTTTGAATGTCACCGGCTGCCGGCGCTCCCGCGCCTCTGGATAAATCGAGCCCAAATTGCGGCATCCCGCCAAATTGCGGTGGCGGCGGGCCACCCCCAAGATTGGAGAGATAACTTTGCCCTAACCCCTGGCGCAACGCCTCGCTGGCCGGATCAATCTGCGCCATCTGCTGCAACGCAGCGCTCTCCGGTGGCGTAGCACTAGGTTTCTGTGCCGCGGCCGAGGCGGCGGCATCGGCTTGTTGTTTAGCGTAATTTGCTTTGTAGCCGGCTTGGATTACTCCCTGTATTTCCGGGATTGAAACACCTAAAGATTGGCCGATCTGCAAGATTTGATCTTGCGTATAAGCCCAAGGGGCTTTGACAACCTCCGTCCAATCGTTTGCCATAATTCAACTTTCAGACAAGATAACTAGTGCCAACAGGGTTACTCGGGGCAATCAAACTCGGGTTGGCTCCGCTCCGGTCCACCGCTCCGGTCGAAAGCTGACTCGCCACCCCGGCCCCTTGAGCCCGCAGAGCGGCCAAAGCGGCCAAGTTACTCATCTGTGGCATCGCGAAAGCATCCGGTGCCCGATAGGTAATAGCACTCGGGTTCTGGCCGGTGAGCTGCCCCAATCGTTGGTTAGCCGCAGCCATCCGCATCTGGCGCTGGGCATATGCCATCGGATCAACCTGGCTCTGAATAGCCTGTTGTTGCTGCGCTCCCTGCAATGCCGACTGGCCGGCCAGCGCTTGCTGCGTCTGCATCTCCGCCGGCCCAAGCGCCCGAGTAGTTGCCAGGTTGGCGTATTGCTCGACCGGCTGATTAGCAACACTCATCATCTCGCCGGCTGCCGCCGTGCCGACCGCGGCTTGCGCCGCCTCCCCTGGATGGATTACTTCTGGTTGTTGACTGCTACCACCGCCGCCCATACATCGGTTCCTCCTTCACTAGTCCGTACGTGAGTCTGTTGGTTAATTTTAAATATTGCGCCCACGTGTACATCCGCGGCGCACGATTAGGTTGGTCGGTCCGATCGCCCCGGTCCCAGATCATGATCGCCTGCGGCCCCCAGCGCCCAAAAAGAATCTCAAAACAGTCGGCAATCGCGGGCGGACTGACGGCAACCAACAAATCAACCATGCAAAACTTGCCGGTCGGCTCATGGACGAAAGGCTCCAGAAACTGCTCCAGCCGGCTAAAGAGCTTTATGGCACAAACACCCTGCGCGTTGCCACGCGCGTCGATCACAAAAGCGATCGTGCCGCGATTCCAGAAATAGGCCCACCAGTCGCAGAGTATATCGAATTGCCAAAGCCGGTAGCGCCGAGCTTCCCGAATTAACGGGACCAGGCTCTCCATCGTCTCGAGATATTCTTTTGCGTGTTTCATGTCGCTGCCAGCGGCATTGATTCGAAGGCCGCCACCTTGATCTGAAATAGGGTCCAGTTGCCCGTGCCCTCCAACAGAAATTGCAACTCGGTGCAGATCCCGACACTCAAGAGCCCAATCGGCACATTCTTATAGCCTTCCCGATCAAGGTCGAACGGAAACCCTGGGATCGTCAGGCTAAGTAGGTAATTGTTGGTTAGCGTATTGCGCTTAGTTAATTCAATCGTCCGATCGGCGATGGTGGTGATATCAACCGGATCATTACTCTCCAAAAACTGGAACCGAACCGAGTGCGGCCGGATCTGGTTAATGTTCTCACCAAACGTGAACGAACGGCTCCTGAGCTGGCTCAGGTAATACTGTTTTGAGTTGTCAATATTCTGATCGAAATACTGGCGTTCAACCGGATACGTAAACCGCGAGATAATCCCGTCCCGGGTCGCCACCAGAAGCACCGTGTGATTAGGATCAGTCCGGTCACGCGCAAAATCGCGTACCGCTACGTCGACCCCGCCGATATCAAAACACCAGAGCCCCTGCCATTTGTCCAAGCTAACCGAGTAAATCAGACAGAAATTGTTGAACGTGAAATTATCCAACGGCACTGAGAGGATGTAGAGATCGTTCCAGAATGTCGCACGCGCATTATCACAGGCGCTCCAGTTGATCCGGTCAATGTACCCTTGGACATCCGCGCTGGCTGGCCGCCAGATCCCCTGCTGATCGCTGGCCGGCGCCTGGCTGCAGCGATAAACCCCGCGCCCGGTCTCCGAGAGAAAGAGCACATCGGTCTCAGTCTGCACAATGGTACCGTGACACCGCGTACCGATCGTACCGCTGACCCGATTAATTTCCCAGTCCGGCACGTTTAAGCCCGGCCCGGTCTCGATCACGTAGGTTGCCCCGTTGCGGAAAACCACGATCCGCTGCGTTTGCCATAGGCATTGCCCCGTGATCGCATCGCTGGCTATCGGATCGATCGTCACTGAACCCGTCGCGATATCGAAAACTTCCGGATTCAGTGCATCACTGACAATGAGCGTGTTCTGGTAAACGTAAATTAGCCGTTCAACCGCCCAGATCGGATACTTAGCCGTTGGTCCATTGGTCGGCAAGGCGACGGTGCCAAAACCACTAGCCACCGAATACTTGTTTAACGTAGTGCCAGAACTGAAATACAAAACGTCATTGGCCAGCGCCGAGTACACCTGCGCACCAGGCGCATACGCTGGCCCGCCGGCAGCGCTCGAAAGTACGTTCGAACGGTTATCGTACTTGTACCAGTTCGAGGCGTCATTAGCCAAAAAAACACCAGTCCCAAGGTGATTAATCGAATCGAGACTCCCGGTCGGGCTGCTTTGCTTGAGCCGGATAATGCCTGGCCGCGGCCGGTTTAAGCCGTCCCGTTGCGTTAACCGGTTCTCGGCATCCTCGCTTGCCGTCCGATCAATCGCGCTGGGCGGCAGACTGTTGTTAACCCCCTGAATCGGTACACTCGCATCGATAAGGATTTCGTCGTCTAAATTTGGATTGAATAAAGGCATTTAATCCTTTTTGTATGACGAATGCCTAGAACTAATCAGCATTTGATTAAACACGGGAAATGCGAAACCAAGGAATACGGAGTGTGGTGCGGGATGAAACGACGGTGTTACGTTCCCAAAGATCCTGGATTTAAAAACTACGGTGGGCGCGGAATCAAAGTATGCGAACGCTGGAAACATTCGTTTGCAAACTTCTTGGCTGATATGGGAGAGCGCCCATCTCCTAACCATTCGATCAATCGCATCAATAACGACGGACCTTATTCGCCGGAAAATTGCGAATGGGCGGACAGAGTGACCCAAAACAACAGTTCCAGAACATCCGAGTATAACAAAAACTTCGGTGCTCGCATGGCTGCTAAAGGCATGTATCACAATCGACATTTAATGACATGGCTTCCAAATAAATCTCACGGACCTCCAAAAGGATTGTAACTGGTTGCCCGGTGGTACCCACCGTCGATGTAATAAGGCAACTCGTACACCGTCGGCACAACCTGTTGCCGGAACTCGCTCTGATTCTTCTCAATGTTCACGGCTGCCTGGATATGGGCCATTGCCTCCTGCTCGGCCGCCTGCGCCTTAGAGACCTGTTGCAGCCGCCGATAAAGTGAGGAGGTCGTAAAACTGATCAGCGCATCCCAGATGTGGCTAATCCGCGGCACGCTCATCTCATCGTTGAGGCTATCGGGCTTGAGCTTGACCTGGATCCGTACGTAGATCGAAAGCGGTGAGCCGTCCGCCGCGCTAAATTTCGGCGGCGGATAAAGCTTAATCTGGGTAAACACAAGCTCGGTCACCGCCTGCGGCATGACGAGCGTTTGCGAGGTCGGGGCCGCTGCCCGAATTGATAACGGTGTCTCGGTGACATCTTTCGAAAGCACCGTAACAAGCTTGTAGGAATTGACCGTGGAAATACTCATCGGGCTGACCGACCCGTCCGCATTAATTGTTCCCTGCAGGATAAAGGATTCGCTGATCGGAAAATCGTTGGCGTCCCGGCCGGCGATATAGACCTTAAACGGGCTCTTCTCGATTGAGGTAAACGTGAATATGCCGGGGTTGAAATACGGCCAGGCCAGATTTTCGGCCCGATAAAACCAGGGCGTGTTTCCCGGCAAGGTGAATGTCGGAAAATAAAACCGCTCGATCCAGTCCCGCTCACGGTAAACTAACCGAACATAGTTTTGCCCGTCATAAGAAAGACTGCAAAAGATGACCTCCTCGGCATCGTAAGGTAAAAAGATGATCCCGCCCAGTGTCGGATCAAGCACTATCCCATCAACGGTCCGCATCGCCTCGCGCCAGTTATGCGCGTCATAGAGCGTCGCGTACTTGAGCCGAACCGCTTTCTTGGCGTAGTCCAGCGCATCACTGGAGATATCGCCAGTCGTCTCAGTAGCGAACTCGGCTATGTCGTTGAGAGTCATGAGTTACCAGCCGGTGTCGGCGGTGTAATTGAAAACGATTCCAGCACCTAGGCTTTGTCCAGCAGCTAAAAGTAATTGAAAAATTCTTCTGCTATCAGAATACACGGTTGAAACACTTACAGTTGATCCACCGAATACTGAAGCCGCGTTTAAGGTGCCGTCATTAGCATAAACACTAACCGCCGGAGCTTTGGCCATATGTTTCGGAAACGGAGCGTTACCTACAGCATACGTAACGGCGGTCGGGACTGTGAAAACTGGGCCCGCACCGCCTACATTGGTACCGGCTTTTACCCCGTAATCATAACTCTTACCGTAGTACCGCAAACAATCGGCGTAGTTCTGCGTGAACGGGCAATCCATCGGCGTCGTGCACACCGCGCCGGGCTCGTGCTGCACGAAGAAAACGTCCACTTCTGAATTTACGGGGTTCGCCAAAAAGTTATCCTGACCAACGGCACCCAGGAAAACTCCACTCTGCCACGTATCATTGGCCGGGCTCATGTAGGTTGATCCACAGGCCAACATGATTGCGAGCTGATAACTAGCAGATCCGGGAGCGTTCGTGAAATTACCGGCAGGCCATACCGGAAGATTAGGCAATTGAACCAAGGTGTCCGTGTTGGCTACCAGAGTGACAAGTTTAGTTAAACTGTTTGTCGTGGTTCCTGCATCTCGGAGTGAGACTCCCAGCTTACAGTTAACAGTTGATCGCAACAGCAGTGAGAGGGAGTGTACGTCATTCTGTAATTCTCGCCACATTGGTCCTTCGATCTGTGTGCCAATCCCGAAGACATCCCCGGCCGCCAAACTTGATTTTACGGTACCGACAATCATCCGCATATAAGCGCGAGTGATCGCAAATGAAGTGCCAGGTACATTCTTGCCGGCGGTCAAGTTAGCTACCTGAAAAATCGGATTAAGGGATCCTGCATTATAGGCGATCCAGCGATCTTCAATAAAACTTGTATGCGCGGGATTGGTTAAGAGGTTGCCAATATTGCGTTGCGTGCATTCAAACGTCGGGTTGCCCACCCCGTTAAAGCTGCGCAGGCGCACGCTATAAATTTGCGGGGTCGCATCAACCTGGGCGCTCACGCTCGAAATCAATTGGCTCCCGGTGATCCGCGCGTATGTGCCAGCTCCCTTGACCTCAAGCAATTGGTCGGTCGGGTCAAGCGTCGAGCTGGAGGGCTTCGTGGTGACAAAATCTGGCTGAATCACCGAGTTTGCGATGATGTTATTCATCTTAGTGGCGGTGATCCCTTTCTCGCCGTCCGAGAAAATTTGGGTCGTGGTTATATCGGGCATAGCTAAAGAGCAAAGGTTAGGTTATCCAAATACACGCTGCCGTTGGTCGCACTTGGCCACGCAAAGGATTGCCGGACCATCGGCAGAATTGTCACCGCCCCGGCAGTAGAGACCTTCGCGCTAAAGAGCAGCACATCGCCACTGGAGTCAAAGCCCGCCAGCACGCACCCGCGCGTTACCCCCGGTCGCGCACCGGCTGGCAACGTAAAAGCCAGCGATGCCGCGCCGCTCGCGTAATTGATGATTCCCTGGCCAATCACTTTCTGGAAACTGCCATTGGTCTCAACCCGGTACTGCGCCGTGGTGTTCTGAGTCCAACCAGTCCCATACGTAAGATTGGTCCAAGTGCCGGGATTCACCGTACCGGTAGTCCTGCTGTCAACGTACTGTTTAGTCGCTGCTCCGAGAGCGCTGGAGGGATCAGCCGCAAGCATAACCGGCCCGCCGAATGTCGCGGTGCCATTGGCTCGCAAGATTTTCAGCATTACCCCAAGGCTGGCCCCCGCGTCACTGTAGGCTTCCAGCTTAAAATCGCTGCCGGCATTGCCACCGCTCTCTACCGTATTGTCACCAATCGAGAGCGCCCAACGGTAACCAGGAGACCCGCCCACCGTGGTGACGATGGCACAACCTACCCCAGTCGTGCCGCTCGCTTTGTTAAAGTACTGCTGCGCCCACCCGTCGGTAGGGTTGCCGGCCAGCGTTAAGCAGACCACTCCCGAGCTCGGCTGAATCGTAATCTGGCCTGTAGCCGTGCCACCCGCTGTCGGCAACCGTGAAGTATCGCTCGGATGAACATGATCATTTCGAGCGTACGTCGTGCCGACACCAATAGCAGCCGTGCTGTCCATCGCCGGCGTAGTCGAAGAAGGCGCCGGAACAACCGGCGCTCCGGTCACCCCGGTCCACGGCACAGAATTAGCTAACGCCGCGTGATCGCTGATCCCGTCGTTGTTCGTGTCGTAGACGCTCTTGAGCATCGCCGTCGAGTCCGGTGGAAATGTGGCAGGAACTCCCGTCAACCTGGCCCAGGCCAGAGAATCGCAGGTGTCGACCACACCATTGCCATTGGTGTCATAAACACTTTTAAGCATGTCGCCGGTCCCAGTGCCGCCGCCCGAAATCGCAGTCGAAAGATCATCCCGGAGCTTGTTCAGCTTTTTCGCCGTAATCCCGCCTTCCCGAGCATTCGTAAAAGTGATGTCAGTATACGGTGCTGGCATGGATCTATCCTCCTGACCAAGGCCAACGCTCGAACCCGGCAAAATAGACGGCTAAATACAGCAATAGGAACAGAGCGCTGAGGCCGGCCACCAGCAAAAAACAGCCAAACCCAATCGGATGAAGATCGAGGTAGCCGGTCATCCCCACCTTCTAATTAGCTTGTTTTTCAGGGTGCCCCCTTTCTTCCGCAGTCGCGCGTAATGCGTGTTGCATAAACCTCGGGCATCATGCGGTCGCCCGCATCCGGCTATCCGACATATTCTTTGCTCTCCTTTGATGCCGGCCATAAAGTCGCAAGTAAGGGAACCGCTTGCTTTAGCTAGCGGAGGAATTACGTTGGTCGCCTTGGTTTGCTCGATGCGGTTGTCGGTAATACACGTCCGGAATCGCTCAAGATTCTGAGAAAGTTTAGTTGTAAAACGTTTCTCTACGGAGAAGCCGAGCCTGGAACGGGCTCGTTGGGTACAAGCTGGACAGTGGTCCGGTTCCCCAAAGAAGCCGCCTGATTTATCTGACGGAGTGTTCACCCTGATTAGTTTGAACCGGAACGGAAATTGGATTGGCTGAAAGCCCTTTCAGAATGAACGAAACCGGCATCGTGTTCTGATCCAGGCCGGCCGGGTACGGATCGCAGACCAGAAACGGCGACGCCAAAGCGACCACGGCACCAACTGACCAAAGCAGAAATGCGAAGATGATCTTCATCATTAGTCTCTAAGCGTAGTTAACCGGGGTGCCGTGCATGACAACCGGCGTTTCTTCCAGGTCCCAGTTCTGTTTATCGATCTGTGATAAAAAGCAGTTGCACCGGTAAACCGTGTTGCGCAGGATCTGCTGCGAATGGTTGGCTAGCCAATCTTTGCGCGCCTTGGTGTAAGCCATGATCCAGGCCTTCGAGTCTCCACCGGCGACCGGTTTCTTTTCCGGGAACCGGCTCATCAGGAAATCAAGCATCGATCCGGAGTGTAAAAATGAATCGGCGATGACCAGATAGGAGAGCGGCAACGTGAACCCGTGCTTCGATGCCCAGGCGAAGGCCGGCCCGAGATAAAGCTTGTCGAACATCTCTTCCTGGACGCTCATCATGAGAGGATCTTTTTTGCCAATCTCTTTGAGCAGGTTGATGAAGCTGGAATCGGTGCCTGAGTTGCCAGCTTTTAAGGCTGCAATATGCGGAGCCAACTGAGGTCCGTAAGCTCCTCCAGCCACGTAGCGTTCCAGTACCTTGGTCAGGTTACCGCCATCGGCTGTGAATCCGATCGACAAGGTGCATTGTTTACGACCGCCTTTGCCATCGCCATAGACATAGACCGCAGCCGGGTCCCAGACTGGTTTGCCGGTCTCGGCTACTGAGAGGATTCGCCGGATAAAGGCAATATATTTGGGATCAAAAGGCGCCGGAATTGTTTCGGTAGCATTCACCACATCTCGAAGTCACGAAGCCTGCGTTTGTCAGTTGTCCCGCAGTACGTAAACCCATGCCGGGTAAAGATTTTAACCACCTCGCCCAACACCTCGCCGCCAACCTGCTGGCTCAACCGCCAAGCCGCCCCATACCAAAATAGGCTCGGCCGCTCTCCGTCCCCAAACGCGTAGCATTTAACGAATTGGTTTAGCCCATGAGCCCGCCTCGCTTCGGTCGTCCAGCGGGCCGTGATCTCCTCGTACGTAAGCGCCAACGGACCGAAGATCCGCCGGTTGACCAGCGTCTTTGCCACGTAAACATCCGGGAAAAAGGCGAGCTGAAACATCTCCGGCGAGCGCCACTTTTTGAGGTTGCGCCCCTCCCAGAGCATCGTCGGTTGCCCGTCAAGCCCAATATCGAACTTGCCGTACACCGTCTCCATCTCAGGAACCGTCTCGCTCACCGGCGCCAGACTAGCGAACCGCATCTACACGGATCTCCCGGCCGTATTGGCAATCCCACAGTTTAAAAGCAGCAGGATTCTTGTTCTCGCTAGTCCAACCCCCGTGCTGGGTTCGCTTACCAAGTTAGGGGCTGTGCCATGCAGCCCGTGCGAAAGAGCGAAACCGCCCATTACAGACGGTCCTTTGCCTGGCTCCTTCGCACACAACAGTCGAGAACATCTCGACGCGAGTGTTATATCTTTTCTTACGAATGGTTGCAAGGTTCGTTCCACCTCATCCGTACACCTTTTGGATTTGAGCCTTAGTTATATCGCCTTTAGTCCGGAACCGAGAACCATCGCGAATCTCTCGTTTGTAGTAATGTCGCAGAACCTCAGTGTAGCCTTCCCGCTTTCGGCGCTCAGCCTCAGTCCCCTTTTTGGGTACGATGATCTGCATGCCTAGAACGGCATCGGTCGCCCCCTGGCCCCCTTGCGCAGCCGTGCGCCCATTCCCTTCAGAGTTTCGCCTGGCAAGGTGCCCCCGATCCTGGCTCGGCCTAATCCCAAGCCCGGGCTCGCAGGACCATTGGCTGCTACGGGCGTTCCACCGCCGCCTGCCCCACCACCGCCTGGAGTTGCCCCGCTCTCGGGCTCAGCGCCCTCCTCCTCCGGACTCTCGGAGCTTTCCTCCCCGATCGGCTCACCGTTGATCGTGTCGATCGAAACCGTGGCCGTGTTACCGGTAACGCTCTGCACTTTGCCCTCAACACTGTACTGCACCGTGTCGCCCTCCTCCGGCGGTACCCCACCTTCGGAAATTGCGCTGACCGGCACCTTACAGGTGTACCCGCCACCAGCCTTCGGGCTAATTCCTATTGCGATTGTCGCCATACGATTAGTTCAATACTCTATTTAGGTTGGCTTGACACTCCCACCGCCTTAGCAATGGGATTCTTGTTCTCGCTGGTCTAACCCATGTCGGATTCGCTTACCAAGTTTAGGGGTCTGTCATCGGCCCCGTACGAGAGAGCGGAATTGCTCATTACAAGCGACCCTTTGCTTGGCTCATTCGCACAGCCTTGCGGCATATATTTATTGGAGAACATCTCCAACGAACAAAGGTTGAATTTAGGTTGGCGTATATGCCGTCTTGCTTTGCAGTACAACGCCATTCCAGGAGCTGAGGCAAACGGCGTTATAGAACGTTTTCCATGCGTAGGTTACAAACTGGTTGAACGGGTTCGCCGAATCCGCTTCCGTAATCGTGTTCACCTTCGGGTTGGGCGGGTTCTCGCCCTCCAGGTCCGGCACCGCAAACGCGTCCTTACCGAACACCAGCGCCGCGATTATGCCGCCCCCAGCCACGTTGACGCCCTCAGTAGTCTGATAGCAGGAGTTCGTTGTTCTTAAGACCTTGATCCCGAACAACCGGCCAAGCTCGCCTTTCCAGATTTGTTCGGGTTTCTGGAACGCGCTTGCGTAGGTCCACGCACTTCCTTGTTCCTCAACCAGGTCGCGTTCCTGTTCCGGACTCAAAACTGCAACGAAATAGCCGTCATCAAATTCCTTGGCTTTGTTGAGCCGCATCTCGGTGCACACATCGATCAGGTCATCCGTCGAAAACCGGCCTTGTTGCGCGGTCAACGCACCTAAGCTAGCAAAGTCCGTTGCCGTGCCCGCGTAACGCCTCGTGAACTTGGTCGGTTCCTCAGTCGTGCCGTTGATGCAGGCGTCTCGAATAAGACCGTCACACCATAGCGCAGCTTCCTCGCCGAACTTGGTCATGAGCGCATCGCCCGTGTCTAGAAATTCGATCTCGTCAACGATATCGCTGACTTGGGCGTATCCGCCGTACTGCTGCAGTGTCCGGGTAATAAACTCAAAGATGAGCTTGTAAGGCGCGTTAGAAGGCGGCTGACCTTCTGTTAACGTGATGACGTTAGCAACGTTGGCAATCGGCGGCCGGAACATCCGGATCGTTTTCGAGCCTTGCCCTTGCGGGATCGAGGCTTTGTACGCCGGATCATAAAGCTGCAGTTGATTAATCTGATGGCTCAGTAATTGCTTAGCAAAATAAATGCGGTACTCCGACGCTTTGTCGGTCGTTGTAACCGCTCCATAGACTGGAGGTGGCATAAAGAAGACTTAGGAGTGAGCTGTTTAGCTAGAACCACGGCACTTCATCGCGCTTGGCGCCTCGCTTCAAGTGTTTGCGCATGTCAGCAATCGAAAGCTTGGAGAAATCTTCGACCGATTCCACCCGGTTTCCGCTTCCGATCCTGGCCGGCGCACCACCACCGATTGAGGTCAAGCCCGTGTAGCGCTGTAGTTCGTTTTTAAGTTTGGAGTTCTCTGTCTGGAGCACCTTGTAATCTCCTTCCAGTAACTCCATTTTTGCCCGGTGATATGCGGCAACGATCCCGCGCGGGTGTTGGCGATAGATGTTGCCATCCTCGCTGCCCATGATCTCACGCAACCTCGTATCCAGCCTGGTCCCATCGCGCATAAACTCAGGGTCAACCTGCGCAAGCTCGCGCTCGGCACTTTCCCACTGCGCCTGATGCTCCGGGGTTCCCATCGGCGGCAATTCAACCGTTCGCTTTTGCCTTTCGGCTTGAGCCTCGGCCTCCATTGCCGCGATCTCCTTGTCCGCCTTCTCCACGAGCTCGAAGTTGCCTTCCTGCTCCCATTGCCGGCGGTATTTACGGAGATCATCAATTGTGTAATCGCGTTTCGGCTTTGCCGCCTCGGCCGCCGCTCGCTGGTTTTCAGCAAACTGGCGTTCCCGTTGGGCAATAACCGCCTCGCGTCTGGCTAGTTCAGCGCGCTGACGTTTGGTCCGTTCGTATCGGCTTAGTTCCTTGGGCTTTTGGCCGTTGGGTTGAGCCTTTTCGTTACCTGCAGAGGAATCCTCTCTTTGAGCGCTTTCTCCGCTTTGACTCTCACCAATCGCACTTGCGCTCGGTTCTTGAGTACTGGGAGCTTCTGCTACCTGACTCGTTTCCTCTGGCATATCTCTTCAGGGGTTATCCGATGGCTCCGCGACCACCTAACCAACGCCAATCATCGGATCCTTTGACGGGACTCCCTCGGGCCGCGGTTTGCGCTCCATCTTCCAGCTCTGTGAAACTGCTCTCCTCCAGTGGGAAAACACGCAGTCTGTGAAGCAGTGCTAAGACATCCTGCTGCCCTCGTGCCTGGGCGTTGGCGCTCACATTATTTTTGTAAACAGCCTGAAACGTCGTATTGGCAACGATTTGCCGCAGAAATTCGAAAAGTTTTATTCCACAAGAAGTCCGACAAAACAAGTCAAATGCGTTACGCTCTTCCGGCGTCCAGTTAACCGCACGCACAATCGGCCGGCTCAACACCACGCGCAGATACCATTTGAGAATCGGGTTCATCTAGGGTTGGGGCTCCGACAAATTATATCCGTCACTGATAAGGTGCTGATGGCGCGCCTCGGCCTTTTGCATGACGTATGCCACGAAAGGATCGTCCATATTGGGCCTGAAGATGTCTGAAGCGCTATCGATATCATCCAACAGATCCCACAGCTTCTTTTCGCGTTCGGTAATCATCCCATCGGCAACCCCCCGCTCCCGTTCGGGCTTCCAGCCGGCATCGGCGGACCAGCCGCCGGCATCCCAGGCACCGGAGGAGTTGGCGGAGCTGCTGGTTGCGGCGCTGCTCCTCCGGTTGGCATCCCGGGCGGCATTCCCCCAGGCGGCGCTCCGCCCATTCCAGGCGGAGGCCCACCACGTAAATTAGCCATTGCACCCGCAGCCTGTTGCTGGGCTTGCGCCTGCTGCTGCATCCCTTTCAACGTCTGCTGCACTTTCACAATGAAAGGCTGAATCTGTTGCGCGTGCTGCTTCCAGTATTGCGGATCCTGTTTAGCCGCCTGGATATGCATTTGCATGTGCTGCATAAAGGTCTGCATCTGAGCCGGCGGAATCGGGCGCTGATTCTGTTGACTCCAGTCGATGAATCCGTCTTCAATCTGCAAATGAATCAGATGATCATCCGGCGCTTTAACCTGCGGCAGAAATCCGTCAGTCATGAGGCTGTTCTCGATCGCCTGCTGTTCCTGCTGATCCGCCTGAATATCCTGCGGTTCCTGGTAAAGGTCTGGAATCCACTGCGCATCCATGAGTTCGATAATCTTCTTATCGATCTTCGGAGTGACGATCCAGGGTGAGCCCTGGCTAAGTTGCCGAAGTTGCATCAGCTTCTGGATCTCGCGCTCCCGGCTATACCCATCAACACTGCCATTAGGCTTGAGCACGTACTTGTTGTCAAATGCCGCGTCGTCGAGACTTTGCCGCTGGTTGCGCCAGAAATAATCCAGGCTCTCCCGATCGTACTGTTTAAGCAAACCCCAGGCCTGCTCAAATATCCGCGTCATCGCCCCTTTCAGGATCCGCGCCCGCAGATCGTTGTTCTGCTGCATCACGTTGGTGATGACGTTGGTCTCAGTCGCTGTCTTATTGCCCTGCGGCTGGTTCGGTCCCGCAACACCGAAGTCAGGAATACCGACCCGCTGCTCTGCCATGCTGCGATCGGAATTAATCTCCTCATCGAAACTGACCGGCGGACTCGGCTGCTGCACAAGCTGCAAAACCGAATCATAAACGGCTCCCGGCTCCCACCGAATATTCTGCGCATTAATCGATCCGCCCTGCGTCGATAGAACCGGCCGGTTGGCAATCGACATGAAATCAAGTTTCTCGTTCCAAGTCTTACAGGCTGACGCCTCATACATCTGCACCTGTTCACATACGCCCCGCGACGAATAAAACCCGCCATCGGTCAACTCGTACGGGACCAAAGTAAGCGGCACTTGGTGATGTTCATAAGGCAGCTTGAAATCCCCCCGGGCAGCTTCATCGGGTTGGAGCGGGCTGAACGTCTTAACCTGGATCTGCCCGTCAGTCTCGCGCAGGTACACCTCCCACAACACAATCAAATCTTTGAGCCGGCAATAGCTTAACCCTTCGGCCGTGTAACGGTAGCGCTCGTATTTCTTATCCGGCTTCCCTTCGCCCGTGATCGATTCGACGTAGGTCTCATCAGCGTTAAACCCTTTAGCCTCAGCATCGCGCAAATATTCTTCCTTGGAATACTGCATCACGTGCACAACCCGGTCAGCCTTCTGGAAATCGAAGATCGCATAGGGCGGCACAATGATGAAATAAGGATGCACGCTGGCAAACGCGAGCCGTTGAGCTGCCACGTCCCAGTAGGTCTTGATCACCCCCATGCCGTTCTGCAAACAACTGTCGATCCCGCAGATAGCCTGCTCGCTGAAATTGCTAATCTCACGGACCTTGTAATCGAACCATTGCGCAACCGAATCGGTGTAACTGTCGCCCTGTTCCTCCAAGCTGTAGAACGCAGCCAGGAGCTCCGGCCCGAAGATCCACACCACGTAATAGGGCTTAAGCTTGCCGATGATCGTATCGGCTATCGGTACATGCACATTGGCGGCTCCAGGCCACGGCCGATTCGCCCGACCCACGCCTTGCCCGCGCATCTTAGCCCAAAGAATCTGACGCGCTTCCCACTTCTGCCTATCCTGCAAGTCATTATTTATTTCTTCATAAAGCTCGCTGTTATCTTCTGGCATAAGCTAAAGCAATCGTCCATTCATCTCGTCCAGAATCTCGACAATCCGCATCATACAGGCGATCTCGTAAGCCATCTTTTGCGGGCTCATCTTATCCGCACCTACCAGACGCGGATAAACCCGGCGCCGATAGGAAAGCTCGCGCTTAGCGCTCTGCAGCAGAGCTTCGATTGAAATCTCATCAGTCTTCATTTGCTCGAAAACGCTATCGATACCTGGGTATTGGCCTGACCGCTCATCAGTGTAATCGACGCCGGATACTGCGGGTCAGCCGAAAGCCATACGTCGCCCGGCCCGTAATTGCGGATAAAAATCCCGCCACTCCCAGCATAATTCACCCTCGCCAAGTCATTCGCCGGTAGTTTCACGGTGCAATGAACCCGCGGCGTGATGGTCTGCGGCATTATCCCGTAACCGTGTCACCCGGTTTGATAATCAACCGGTTTTTTCCGCGCGGCATCTGGGTCACCTTGCATTTAAAACAGTTATTGGGCAAAATCGTCGTGACGCTCGTTACCAGGTCGCCCGCTATCGTCAATGCGCTGCCCACCGCTATGCCAGTCGCAGATGCCATCTTGAGATTTTCCGTACCGTAAAGCCGCCGGTTAAAGTCGCCTCGGATAATTGTCGTTGAGATCGCCATAAATTAGTTCTGAGTCAACGTCACAATTGTGCTCGCCGTGTCGGCGTTAGCGGTCAGCACCGAATTACGCGTTATCTTGCGAAAAATAATCGAGTCGTTGAGCGCCAAAACCACGTTGTTCACGTCACCGACTGTTGCCGGCTTAGTCGGATCGAAGCTAAGCCACGCTTTACCGGGCCCCGTATTTTTCACGTATATCTCAGCGCCGTCCTGGTTGCTCAAGTTAACCGTGCACAGATCGTTTGCGGCCAACGTAAGCGTACGATGCATCCGAACTGTGACTGTCTGCGGCATGTCTTAAGGCGCAAGCGCGCTTGGCGCGTTGGGGCGCGCTTCAAACTTGCACGTCATCATCGTGGCGTTTTGCGCCGAGGGTGTAGTCCCTGCCGGGAACGTGCCAATGATCGAGTTGGGAGTTGCCCAAGCGTAACTTGCCGCACCCAGATCACCGCTCCGAGTCGCAAACATCGTGGTAAACAGCGCGTCAATCGTCGTCGTACCCACGATCGCCGTACCGGGGGCAGGTGCCGCCTGTGGCTCTGGTGCTTGTTGTTGTCCGTTGCTCATATCTTTGTCTTGATGGTTGCCGGCGCTACCGGACGCGCCGAGATGGAAATATCCATGATCGATTGCGCCTGCGGATCCTCTACTCCGGAAAGCTGCCAATTGACTTGCCAACGATCGGCGTACAGCCGCAGGAAACGCGGCGCCTTTTGCGTATCGGTTAATTCAGGACTGAGAGAATACGTGTTTTCAATGAGATCCCTAAGCGTCGAATCCCATGTAAGCTCCTGTGGGGGCGGAAGTCCGTTGCTCATCCGCATTATGGAATAACAAGGGCTGGCATCTTTTGCAAGTCCTTCCTCTAAAGCGCACTCTAGCGTGATACCACTGCTAAAGCTGTGGGAGTGTCAACCGTTGAATATCCTTTGCTTCGAGACGAAAAGCTCTATTGTGATGCGCGTCATCAAACACGCTCTTTTCATAAGTTCCTTCGCGCCCGATCCATTCATTCTCGTAGTAAATCTCTTTGAGGATGACAGCATTGCCAGTGTCCCTCTTCCAGGTAAAAAGAGTGTAATCCCGCGTTAAAGAACGCCTGAACGTCATTGAGCCGCCTTTCGCAATTCGGCGATTAGATAAGCGTAATCAGGGGGATCAACAGGATTTTGATCAGGCTCCAGCGCTTCCGCCGCGCGAATGAGGAATGTTTTCAGCCTCACTATGTCAGCCTGCAACTTCGATAATTCTTCCTGAGTAGAATGCACGGATGACTCGCATTGACATGCGTGCTGTTTCAGCCGCTCGATCTCGGCATCTTTGTCGGCAATCTGCCGCACATCCCAGTCTCTATTGTCAAATGGTTGGGTCACTGTGCCGCCTTTCGCAGTTCGTCGATTAGTTCAGAAACATCGACATTCAGGTTGGAACTACGTTTCACGTAAACGTGCTCCTCCAGCGCATCAGCCGCTCGGGTGAGCAGGGTTTTAAGTTCTCCTATCTCCGCGTCTCTGGCTCTAAGGTCTTCGTAGCATTGCGCTATTTCTCGTGCTGCTGTTTCGCTCATCTGGATACGCATTCCGCCGCCTTTCTCAAGTCACGAAGTACAACTTCCAGCCATTGAATCCGCGTATTTAGCCGAACAATCTCAGCTTTCAGTCGCTCTATCTCGTCCATCGCCTCGCTGTAGGCTTCGTCCTGGATATCGCTCATTTGTCCCCCTCCAGCCGCTTGATTTCCCCGGCCGCATATTGCAGCGCTTCGGTGGCCTGGGCCAGTAAAGCCTCCAGCTCGGCGATCCGCTGCCTGGCGCGACCCAACTGTTCATCTTCGGCCGCCGCGCCAATCTCCGGCTCATGCTCCGCCCATTTCTCTTTGGTCGCCTCGATAAACTCGTACATCGCCCGCACGACGTCAGCCCGCTCAGCGTTTGAAATGTAATTCATCCGGCCACCTGCTCCGAATGGAAACGCCAGTACCACAAAACCCCAGCCGTAGGGTAACTGCCGGTCCACGTGGCGCGCCAGCGCTTGAAGGTCCTTGACTACCTTCGCGTCCTCAGCTTCTTGGGGTGTGCTCATGCCGTCCTCCAAATCCAAATCAGCGCCACCAACCCAATAACCACCATCGCTATTGTGTCGCCGATGTTCATCCGCTCGCTCCTTTAATGCATCCTCCCTCGCTTCTTTATCCGCTTCCGCATCCGCATAAGCCACTTAAACTCTTTACCCGAAAGCGCTTGCACCTCGCCCGCCCGCGCCAACCGCTTATCGTTCTTCCAACTCGTGTACACCATTATCTCTCCGCAGTTCAGACACAGATCGATATCTCCAGGCCTAGGTACCAACCGAGGCTCAAAGGGATTTACCCCGGTGTCGGTCACGTACCCGCAGCACGGGTTCGTCTTGGCCGCTAATCGCCTGTCCACGAACCCATATCCTCCAACTGCCGTTCTAAGCTTCGATCACGCAATTTACTGCGTTCAAAGCCCTCATAAGCTTCATCAAGCTTTTCCCACGGATCCTGCTTGCGCCCCACGTAAGCCGCAAAGTTCATGACCCCGTGATTGAAAGCGCCGATCACCGCATCGGCCCGATCCGGCGATTTAACGCCGCGCGCCGCCATGTCGTCCTTCTTCTCGATCCCCAGCCGGCCGCGCGCGTCCAAGGTGCTTTTCCGGCTCGTTAATTGGCCAACTAGCGTCGGGTCGTTGAGTAAAACCAACTCACCGCGTGCTACCCGCTGAGCAAAACTGTGCCAGACTTCGGCCCCGCGGGAAACGTAGTGGTCTTCGTCGGTCGGTTTACCACCAAAGCTAAACCGGTTAATCGGCCAGCCAGCGTCACGGAGCATATCGCACATTGGCAAGCCCAGGCCGCCCGAATCGCCCCAGATTTGCTCAGCTCTCAAGCCAGCTTTACGAAACTCTAAGAGGAACCGGCCCACAATCGATATGGCGTTGGTGTCATGCCAGCCGATCAGATCGAGTAACTTGTTCCCACTCCGGATCGCCAGCACGTTCTCGTCACGCCCTTGAGCAAAATCGCAGAATGCTGCGTACTCGTGCCGACTGATCCGGGCGCCAGGCGGATTGGCGATCATCTTACGCAACGGCTCAAAGGGCACAACGAAGGATTCGCCCTCCGCTAAATCCATGAACTCGCCATAGATCGAGCTGCGTACCAGCGGATGAAGTTCGCCGTAAGTCTCCAGCATGTCGGCAATCTTCTCCCGCGGGATATGCGGACATTGCTCCAGGCTAATCTCAAAACAAATATGGTTCTGGCGGTTCAGGCTGAAACAATCAAAGAACGTACCACTCCGCAGCCCCGGTGAACTGATCAGCAAAAGCACGGCGTAGCCACACCGGTCAATTGCCTGGAAAATCTCGGCTGGGATGCTCTTTGCCTCGTCCACAATCATGAGTAACGGTGCGCCCTTGGTGCCATGATGACCTTCAACCCGAGCCGGTTCATCGGTGGTAAACGCAATCAGCTGGCCGCCTTGCGGCGTACGGATCTCGCGTTGTAAAAATTCCCAATGCACCAGATGCGGCGAACGATACTCGAACAGAGCGCGCATGAGCTGGCTATCAAGCTGGCGACTGTCGGCGCTGGTCAGGACAACTTTACTTTTCGGATAACGATCAAGCCACCGGCAGATAGCCAACGGGATCACAATCGAACTTTTGCCCGAACCGTTTGGTGTCCGGACGGCAATGCGTACACGTTCATATTGTGAGCCAAAATCGATTGCCTCACCGATCTCGGCTTGCCACCGGTAGAGGTCACGTTTTAGGACCGTGCGAGCAAAGAGCAGCGGGCTATCACGGAGACCTTTGGCCATCTTCATATTCGCGGACTATCGCTAAAGAGGCTCATAACCATTGCCCAGGCTTTCTCGTTCATTGCCGGCAACCCTTCGCCCAGACGCCGTTCAAGCCCATCATCCTTATGATCGATGTTGATCACCGTGCCGGTCATAGACGACCAGAAATAACCGGACTCGGTCGGTTTTGATTCCTCAGCCACTTTTAGAAAAACCCCGGTGTTACAAAGGTTCGCTCTTCGGCTAGCTTGATGTAAGCCGGATTCAGCTCAATTAAGATCGCTTTACGGCCGAGCTCGAACGCAACTTTGCCGGTTGTGCCGCTGCCGGCAAACGGATCGAGTACCGTGTCGCCTGGCTTACTCCCGGCCAGGATGCACAGCTTTGGGATTTCTTCGGGGAACGTGGCAAAATGCGCCTCGGCGTAGGGTTGGGTGACGATCGTCCAGACCGAGCGCTTGTTGCGGAAGTCTCTCGGACCAACTTTGTATAGTCCGTTTATCAGGTTCGAATTGTCTCCTAATCGTTGGCCCGGAATTTCTTGCCGCTGCACGTTTCCGGCACCTTCTGGACGTAAAGCAATCTCCCTAATCGCCTCCGCATCGTAAAAATAATCGAAGCCTTTCCAGCGGGGAATAGGTTCTTCCTTAGCTCGGCTATCCGCTGATTGGGATCGGTTCAGTTGATGATCTGCTGTCTTGCCTTTATCGAATCGGCTTCCCTTCCATGTTTCGTTTTCAATGGCGTCCTCTTGGTCTAAATCGTAGTGACCGTCTAGCTTTGTGTGCGATCCTGGCCCGGTATCCCATCCTGACGGGATCTTAGAGTACCCTTTTGGCGTAATTACTTCCGACAGATCCGGGTTATACGACCATTCGCCGGTATCGCGTGCCTGCCAAATTAGCGGCTTGCCGCCGTTCTTCGTGAGCAAATAAATCATCTCATGCGCTTTGGTCGGCCGATCGGTCACGCTCTCCGGCATCGGGTTGGGCTTGTGCCACACGATCTCACTGCGCAAATACCAGCCATCGGCCTGCAGCGCCAACGCTAGCCGCGGGGGCATCATGCAGAGGTCTTTAGGCTTCAATTCACCAGGATCGCGTCTTATGCGCTCGCCATTGTGTTTTTGGCTCGGCTTCCCGAATGTTCCATCACAGCGTGGTATCTCTCGATCCTTATCGCCTCTTCCGCCTGCCCCTCCAGCATAGCTATCCCCCATGTTCACCCAAAGCGTCCCGTCGTCCCTGAGCACCCGCCAGACCGCGCGGAACACGGCAACCATGTTGGTGATGTACTCCTCGGGGCTGCTTTCCAAGCCCAGCTGTGAGTCGATCCGCCGGGCACCGCATTTAGGGCAGACATCGCGATATGACTTCTCGCCAAGATTAGTTTTCGACGACCCGTGAAATCCGTCTACCTGAACGCGGCCCCCGTCTTGCCGGTATCCATCCCCTTCCAAATGCTCGCACCAGATAGACCCGCCTTCCCACTCCGCCGTGCCGTAATCCCTCAGGCCCCAGTACGGCGGCGATGTCACGCAACATTGCACGCTCCCAGCTGGCAACGTCGGCAGGATCTCGCGGCAATCGCCGGTCAATATTGAGAGCCGGTTCATTTATGCGCTGCCCGAACTTCGGCCAGGATCCGCCCTTGGTTATCCAATATCTGCTGCTGGTTCTCCAGGACCGCTTTCTGCCGCTTTTCGAAATCGTCCAGAGCGTCACGTAACTCGTGCAGATCCCGGAAAGCCTGTTCCCGCGCCACATTGACCTGGGTCCGGGTTTCGCCGCCATTGTTGTTTGTAGCCACCCAATTGCCGAGGCCGCTCAAGCCGACCAGCACTAGAATGCCGAACTGGATCGCTTTGTCACCGCTGGAGGCTAAAGAGCTCAAGAGCGTTAAGAGCCCGTTTTTTGGTGCTGAGTTGCCTGGGCTGGGCATAGATTAAGCTGTATGCCCGTTGCCGTTGCCGAGCGCCGGCCGATACTTCTGGAACATTGATGACACGGCATCACGAATCGGGTTAGCCTCTTTCTCGATTGCCTTGGCTTCAGCGCTCGTGATGTGAATAGATAAATTGTTCTGGGTGTAGGAGTTATTAAAGCTGAGCTGGATCTCGGGCTTAGCGAATTGAGTCGGATATTTGCGTTCGAGCATCCAGGCTGCGCCACACCATTGACCTTTGGATTCCCATATCTTTCTGCGAAACGGCATTTCGCGAGCAAGCTCCTCCTTCTTTATTTGCGGACACAACTCTCCGGCGCGATAACGGCGAATAGTACGCTCGTGAAGACCAACGAACTCGGCAACTTGCTGATCGGTAAAAGCGAGCCAGAAAAGCTCAGCGATTTTTGAGATGAGCGCTGGGGTCAGTTTTGTTGGGCGGCCGCCTGGCATACCTACGTGTTCCAATCATGTTCCGGAACTAGTGTCAGAAGGTGTCACAACCTAAACGGTCGAGTTAAGTGTCAAAACCTCTCTCCTCTCTCTTTAGAGAGAGAGGTTTTTGACACTAGACCATTTAGCCGTGTCAAAACACTTTTGACACTTTTGACACTTTTGACACTAGAAATCATGTTTCATTGCGTTGTAAGTATTCTGGACTCAATGCGTACATACCATCGAGTGGGCTAAGGTAGAGCAGTTTTTGATTTTTAGCTTCACGCAGACGGCGATCGAAAGTGCTTTTTGAGAGCGAGCAAAGTTCCTGGGCGCGTCTCCAGAGATCGAGGTGACTGATTCGTTCCTCTGCGCCAATAAGGACGCAGAGTTTTTTTGCGCTGGAAAGTTTAGGTCGGCCGCTTTTGCGTTCTTTGAGTTTTTCGGGGTCGAGCTCGGCATCGATGCGGAAGCGGGGAAATTCCCAGCGAACGGCAAAAGGTTCGACGGGTGGGAAATCGCGTAAGGTGATCTCGACGCTGAAGCAATTTTCGGTTTCCAGATCGGTAAAAGTCATAAGAGCGTCCGGGAAACGTGCCCAGACACCTGAGCCGCTGAAGCGGTCTAGCGATTCCTTTTGGCTGGCGTCGCCCTTGGCGAAGTGTTGCAGCAGGCAAATAGATGCCTTAAGGCTTAAGCCCAAGGCTAGGAAACGGTTAAGCAGGTCAGTCAGGACGCCGGCATCATTTTCGTTTTTGCCGCCTAGGAGCCGATAAGTTGGGTCCAGTGAGAAAACCGAATAACCCTTGGCAAGAGGGTAATCGTCCTCGGCCAGCATATCGACATCGGCCTGGCTGAAGTGTTTCCCGCGCGCCGTGACCAAGTCGATGTTATTGAATTCGCCCTGGCACCCGTAAGATTCCCTGATGAGCTCGAGCCGCTCGCGCAAGGAGGCACCATGAAGCTCTAGGTCGACATGGATGACCGGCGCTTTAACCGTTTGGAAACCGAACCAAGGCATACCGTTGGCGACGCAGTAGAGCAGGTCGAGCCTGGCCCAGCTTTTCCAGCGTTTGGCCTGACCTCCCATTAAAAGCAATTCTTGCTGGCGCAGCAGCCGCTCGATAACAATGGGCGGCTTTGCGAGTGGCAATTGGCTAAAAGAGAGGATTTCGAGCTTTTGCGGCGCTTGTTCTTTGGCTTTTTGGAGTACGGATTCAAAGTCAAATGGCTCCCTCATCACCTGAAATTGCGGGTTCACAGGGCTTTTAGGATTTCGATTTTGAGGCTCTTTTTCCCTTCGTGGTCAAATGCCCATCGTCCGGTGACCTTAAAGCGCACGTGGCCGATTCGGGTTTCGCCTACAAAGGGTGGGGCGTTTTTTAAGCTGCTTGGGTAAAGGTCAAAGCGAATTGGCTCGTAGCCCTCATTGAACCGGAGGCGCTCGACTTCCTCTGAAATGATCTTGTGCCAGAAATTGTACTCATTGTTCCAATCGGTTTGCAGCGTTGGCTCAGACATGAGGGGCAATCCTTTGCGGCTTCTCGAGACCGGGAGTTTCTATCTTGTTATTCCATGCGCTTCAAGCCGATTCTGGCCCGCTTGGTACCCGGCCCGCTGTCATCCCCTGTCCTGGTGCCAAAAACGCGTCAAATCGCCTTCTGCGAACGCGACGGGGCATTTAAGAGGTTGCGCTCATGCCGGGATTGGGGTGATGATGGCAGCGTTAATGTTGGTTAAAACTTGTCGGGCCCCTCACTGAGTGGTGAGGGGTCTTTTTTTGGACCGAGGGGCGAGCGAGCGGATTGGCCGCTCGGGGTTGAGCCCACCGTGGCGGCTCCGGTTAAGATGTGCATCGCAGAGCCCTTTGGCTTTCATCGGCCGCAGGCAACCGGCCACACTGCATCTTTGCCATCTGCTCATACTCGTTCTTTGAGGGGTCGCCCGGTGCCGTCACGAGCAACTTCTGGCGGCCGTGAAGCGGAGCGTCGGCAACAGGAAAACCGTACCAAGAGCCAGCCCAGATAAATCCAGAGCGCGAATAGAATCAGGGTCCAAATGCCGAGCACGATTATGATAAGCTTCACTGCCATCTGCTGCGTTGAGATTCAGCCACCCGACGTAAACGTTTCCAACGCTCGATTGAACGCCGTTCTTCCCTGGCGAACAGCAGCAGACGCCAGCTGGCCCAGAGCAAGATTACGCTCCAGATTAAAAAAAAGGCGGTCAGGATCTGGGCGCAATCTTCAATCATGAAAGGCTCCTTCGCCCCATAGCTTGAAATGGGTCCAGAGCCAGTTCCGGGTTGCCCGGATCCCGGCCTCGGCGCTAGACCAGAGTTCCACCTCGGTACCGGAGCGCAAGAACTTTTCCCGCATTTCGATTTGATCAGGCGAAAGCTTGGCGCCCTCCAATTTCATTTCGCCCAGGAGCACCCGGCCACCCCGATAAATCCGGAAATCGGGGATCCCCTTACGGTTGGTGGTTTTGCGGTCGGTCCGGCTCCAATCGAATGTCAGCTTGTCGGCTTGTTCCTGCCGAGAGAGCCAACCCACCAGCGTGTTCTGTTCCTGGCGCTCGAGCCGAACCAGATATTTGCGCGTGGCTTCTTCGGTCGTGAAGGCGGCTTTCGGGTGACCGACGGCAGCCGCTACGATCTGGCGATCCTCGGTTGCCATGAGGCGTTTAAAACTATCCGGCAAGCTGACTGGATCGGTGCCCATAAATGACTTTCTTCGGTACATCCCCGACTATCCGGCTATGCGCTTTTTTAATCGCTTCACGCACCTCGGCCTGGCTCGCTGGTTCGTAGCTGGTCCGTTTTCGCTTCTTTGGTTTATCGGTTCGCCGAAAATTCTCTTTCATGACATTTCGAAGAGTTGTGGTTTGCCTTTGACCCGCTTGAGGCTGGCGGCATTGGGCCGCTCATCGACAAGCCCCTGCAGAATCGCGTTCATGCGTTCCTTGAGCTCTTTGCCGCGGAGCCCGAGCTTTTTGCCCAGCGCGCGTTCCAAATCGCCTAGCCGATAGTTGCTGGCGGCTTCGATCTCCGATAGATCAAGCCACTCAGCCAGGCGGCGACGCGCAGTCTCCCAGTCGGTCACCTCACGGCGGACCGCTCCCGGCATCATCCCCCAGCCGCTAATCCGATAAGCCGGATCGGTTGAGAGCCGCTCGGCATAGTACTTCTTGACCGCCTCAAACGCACTTTCCAGAATCGTGATCTCGTCGAGCAGTTTCGCCGCGCGCTCCGGATCCTCCGGCAACGTGGCAACCTGGAACTTGGTCGGCGGAGAGAGCAGGTCACGGCACGGCTGGCAGATCATGGCGGCCGGGCAGTAACGACACGCTTCCGGTGAGGGGTTGAGCGGCGCCAACGGGTTCTGGATAGCCTTGAGCGTGCGCAGGATGTCATCGTAAGCTTTAGCCAGCGCCGGGTAATCATATCGGGCTTCGGTTACGCCATAAGGCCCGGAAATCACTTGAACAACGACCTCGCGCAAGGTTCGCGGTAAGTGCAGCGCCACCAAGACGGCGAGCACTTTTATCTGGGCATTCTGCTCGGCCGGATCTGGCTCACTGAATCCAGTTTTGAAATCGATCACTAATGCCGTTGTTGCCGTGTACACCACCCGGTCAAACCGACCGCTGGCTACCCGCTGGCCGTTCAACGTGAGCCAAAGACGCTGTTCGTTGAGTTCCTGGGTCGGCTCCTCCCCAAAGATTCGTTGCACTTCGCCCTGCGCGCGTTCCTGGAGAAAATTGACAGTGGCCTCCTCGGTGTCAGTCAGGACAATCTCTTTGCCATCTTCATCGGGTTGGCCCGCCAAAAACGCATGTTTCAGCACGCCACGTTTAGCAACCGGCGAGGCTCCGTGGGCTGCCTGACCTAAGCGTTTAGCTTCCTGCTCGAGCTGCCAAGATCCCCCGCATAATTCGTAGCGGCGCCACGCGCTGGCATGCGGTAAAGAAAGCCGTTCGTCTGATTCAGTCATAATTTAGTCAGGTTTAGGTTAAGCGCCTGGGAAAAAAATTCGAGCGCCTCAGGATCATCAGCGCCATTGATCACCTGCCCGGTGCTAAATGCCAGCGCGCCCAATGCCTCGTAAACTCGATCACGGCTAATCGGCCCCTTGACGAAGTTCGTTCGGATCGCTATCAGGATCTCGCCAGCCAGTCGCTCGATTCTATCTCGATCTAATCCGAAATCAGGCTCGTTCTCTGGTGATTGAGTCATAACTAGAACGGGATGTCGTCTGGGGCAACATCCAGATCGGGATCTTGGCCGGCCAGCGTCTTACCAATTGCCGCCTTGATTTTCTTGAGCTCAGCTTCCGTAAAACTCTGCTGGAGGGGTTCACCGGTCGGGCCCACCTGCTTGGGCCGATGGAAAAACGCCACCTTGTTAACCTCTTTGCCGGCCAGAGCGCCTTGGGCGGCGATTTCCACTTTCAGCCGGCATTTGCCTTTGGCGCCTGCACAACGTTTCCAGTCCGGCTCATCGCCAGGCTTTGGTGCTCGATTACAGGAAAGCAGGAATTCTCCAATTCCGTCCCGCTCTTCGCCATTTTTATCAGTCCCGGCCCAGGGGTTAGCGAAGACTGAAGCACCGCTAGGCTGAATTGCTAACTTAACAGCCAAGACCCAGTTGCCATTATCTTTCTGATACGGTTCGCCGCAGTCGGCTACCACATAAGCATAGTCGCCTTCCGGCAACGCACCAAATACGCGTTGCTCCGGTTCACCACGATAAATATAACTGCTCATATTACGCCACCAACTTGTCACCTTTGGCTAAATTTTCCCACCACCAAAGAGGTTGCAGGTTCGTGTAATTGAAACACTCCTTCTGTTGTTCTGAGTCGGTTAGGTCGAAAGAACTGCATGGTATGATGTGATCGATGTGCCAGCCTTTATAACCATAATTTTCCCACGTCATTCCTGGCTTAAATTGCAGTTCAAGTTTTATTTTCACTTCATCTATGCTCGCGCCCAGAAGCTCCATAGATTTACATCGCCGCTTCCCATTTCCATTTCTAATGAATGCCTTTATCCGATTACGGATAATAGTGCTTAGTCTAAAATGAATATCAGAGGAGAATCGACGCATAGTATTCTTTCTGTCGGCCTTTCTGACCGCCTTGTGTTTCTCAGGATTCTGGGTTCTCCATATCCGATTTGCAGATTGAATTCTCTCTTTATTGGCAAGATATCTCAGCCGACCATATTCCTTAATTCGCAACTTATTCTTCTTTTTATATTCCCTATTAGCCGCATTTCTGCGCTCTCTATGTTTTTCGCGATATCTGGCTCGCAGTAGTCGTGCCTTTTCAGGATTCTTTTTGCGCCAAACCGCAACTTGTTCCGAACGTGTTAAACTCATTTAGCGTAAAACTCATCGATGCCCGCCTGAACCGCAGCCCAGCTAAATTCCAGCGGGGATGACAATTCGAACCGGTTTTTCGCAACAATCCCAGTCGATGGTTCAGTCCAGAGCAATCGGTCGCCACTGACAATCCCCTTTCCCTTGCGCGCCTTGGGCGTATCCTTCTGAATGGTTGTATCCAAATTACCGAAGAGAATCATGTCGACTGCCTGATAGACGATCGCCGCGCTTCGCTCTTGGACTCTCAATTGCCAGCAATCGTACGGCGATGAGAGTGCCGGGTCGGCAATTGTTTTAATCATCGAATGCGCGATCAGGATGATATTGAAGCGTTCACTCATCTCGGTGAGCTTATTAAGGAGTCCTACCCAAAGCTCGCGAGCTCTCTGGTAGCCTTTCCCATATCCACCTCCATAGAGTTCCACGCTATTGACCTTTCCTTCATTCATGACCCGCTGAAAAATCAGCAGTTCAGCCCCGTCAATCGTATCCAGGACAAGAGTCTGATAATCGTGCTCCTCCTTATCCAGCGCATCGACCTGCGCATAGAGCGCTGCGAAATCACGCGGAGCTGGTAGCTTGGCACAGTTCAGTTGATCCAAACCGCGCTCCGTAGAAATGAAAATCGGCTTAGGCGCGCCACTAGCCAGCGTCGATTTGCCAACTCCCGGTGGTCCGTAGAGGAGCATAAAAATCGGCCGCTTGCGTTTCCGAACGGTAACTTGACTAAGGACGCTCGCCTTCTTCGGCTTAACTGCCTCCTGGGCTGCCCGCTCGGCAAACGGGTTGACCTCTGGCGGCGCTTCGAGCGTAGTGGTTTGGTTGTCGTTATTCATCTGGCGTCAGGCAATAAAAAAGGTTCCATCGTAAATGGCTTCGTAATACCGCCGGCCCTCGGAATGCTCGGGGTAAGAGCGCCAGAGAGCTTTCAGCACGCGCCGGGCGCGCCAACGATTATCGATTTGAGCGATGCAAGGGTGAGGTTTATTCTCCATGTTACTCCATAACATCGGATGCGATTATTGCAACTTAAATTTAAACTTCGCTTTCGATCATTTTTTGTTTCAGCATCAGCCAAGCCAGAAACGATGATCGGGTTCGGCCTTGCGCCTTGGCAGCTCGGTCAATCTCCCCTACCAGTTCCGCCGGTACCGTAACCGAAAAAGTCTTGGTCGTGCGCAGCCCGGAAATTTTCGTTTTCATTTTCAAAGATATTAAGGAATAATGTTGGGAAGAATTTTTATGCCCCGAAAATCCAGACATTTACCCAAGCATCACGCCGGCCAGGTCCGCCGCTACCGGTCGCTGTCGTTCTCGGCGCCGATCGAACTGGAAGAGTACATGGATAAAGCCGCCGAGCGAAAAGGCATGAACCGGAGCGCCTGGCTCTGTTGGCTGGTGACGCAATATCTCTGGCTGGAACGCGGCCTCTCCCCGCCAGCGGCAGTCCCGGAAGAACCGCCACCCAAGATCCCGACGCGCCGAAAACAAAAAGGCTCATAAACTCGCCGCCAGTAAATCGCGGATCGACCTGACGCTGAAAACCCGGGTGCCTTTACTGGCATTGGCCGTTTTAATTAATTTGGATTCAACCCGACCCTCTTTAGCCAGCTGATACAAAGTCGAGCGACCGATCCCGAATCGAACAAAAATCTGTTTCGCCCTCGCCCATTCGACTAGGTCTCTGTCCGCCATGACTGCATCTCGCGCTCGATGTACCGGTCAATCGCCTGATGAACGAGCGCCTGGATCGGTTCATCCTTCTTTAAAGCAA